CGATAACAAAGTTCGACTGGTAGGAGATATTCTTGCTCGTTACGTTTACTGGATTCAAGGAGAGAATGGCAAGAACATTCCCTTCGAGTGTCTCTCTTTTGACCGCGGAGAAGAGCGTTTCAACAACAAAGAGAAAGACTGGGTTCGAGAGTACTATCCCGACCTGAAGTGTGGTTGGAGCTATGCAATGCAGTGTATTGATAACGGTCAGGTGAAAGTTATCAATCTCAAGAAGAAGCTCTTTGAGCAAGTTCTGTCTGCTGCAGAAGACCTCGGCGATCCTACCGACCCTGATACGGGTTGGGACGTTCAGTTTCGGCGTAACAAGACTGGACCTCTTCCTTATAACGTAGAGTACCAGCTTCAGCCTCTGAAGTGTAAGCCTCGTGCGCTAAATGATGAAGAGATGAAAGCAATTGATACTCTGAAGTCTATGGACGATGTAATGCCTCGTCCTACTCCTGACGCACAGAAAGAGCTGTTAGACCGCATTCGTAATAGTGCATCTAGCGAGAATGAAATTGACGAGAGCATTGAGGAAGAGTTCAACGTTTCATGATACTGTTTACGGCGGACTGGCATCTAAAGCTAGGACAAAAGAATGTCCCAGTAAAATGGGCTGCAGAGAGATACAATCAATTCTTTAGGAATATTTATTCCTTGGAAAAAGATTGTAACATGCATATAATTGGGGGCGATCTCTTTGATCGCCTACCAACTATGGATGAGCTGCAGTTGTTTTTCTCTTTTATTAGTGGAGTAACTATTCCTACGCTTATCTATGATGGGAATCATGAAGCTACTAAAAAGAATCGTACATTCTTTACTCAGCTAAAAGAGGTCTCTCGTCAAGTGAACCCTCTCGTTAGTATTATAGACATCTCTTTTATTGATAAGGATTTAGGCTTCGGTATTCTTCCCTATGCTGATCTCCACAAGAGTAAAAGCATAGACTATCTATCCGATGAAATGGAAGCGGACTGGCCTCTATTTACTCACGTAAGGGGAGAGATTCCTCCACATGTAAAGCCAGAGATAAACCTAGATAGACTGTCAGACTTTCCTGTTGTGTTTGCGGGAGACTTGCATGCACATAGCAATACGCAAAGAAACATTGTGTATCCAGGAAGCCCGATGACTACGTCTTTTCATAGACAGAGGGTATCCACAGGATGTCTTCTTATAAATGAAGGGACTTGGGATTGGATGTGGGAGCCATTTGAGCTCCCGCAACTAATCCGAAAAACTGTCAAAGATCCGAAAGAAATGGTTCCAACGGAGTATGATCATACGATCTATGAAATAGAAGGAGACATTCAAGAACTTGCAGCAGTAAAAAACTCAGAGCTACTTGATAAAAAAGTAGTGAAGAGGAATACAGAGTCCTCTCTGGCTATAGATAAAGAAATGAGTATAGAGGAAGAGCTTTCTCAGTACTTATCTCAGATTCTAGACCTTGCAGAGGAACAAATAGACAGCATACTGAGGACATTTAGTGATTACTCTCAAAAAGCTGCAATGGAGTAATTGCTTTAGCTATGGACCCGATAATGAGATAGACTTAGATGACACTACAGTCACTCAAATAATTGGAACTAACGGTATGGGAAAGTCGTCCATACCGTTAATCATAGAAGAAGCGTTATACAATAAAAACTCCAAAGGCATCAAAAAAGCAGATATACCGAATAGGTATATAAATGATGGGTACTCTATAACTCTTTCTTTTACGAAAGACGAAGATGAGTATGAAATTGATATTACTCGGAAATCGGGCATAAAAGTCAAACTTCTAAAGAATGGAGAGGATATCTCCAGTCATACAGCTACGAATACTTATAAGTCTATTCAGGAGCTTATAGGAGTAGACTTTAAAACGTTTTCTCAGATAGTTTATCAGAACACAAATGCGAGCTTACAGTTTCTAACCGCTACGGATACCAATAGAAAAAAGTTTCTTATTGATCTATTGCACCTAGATAACTATGTGGCTCTCTTTGAGACTTTTAAAGCCTCTGCAAAAACAAGTGCTCTTCAGATAGCAAAACTTACTGGAGAGGTTGAAATGGTAGAAAAATGGTTGGCCTCCAACGATTTGAAGGATACGACCATACTGCCAATGATAAATTTGGAAATTGAGACGGGCGATGACGAGAAAGATTTGCGTTCTCTATCATTAGAACTCTTAAATATTTCCGAAAAAAATAAAAAAATTTCAACAAATAACACGTACAAAGATTTGCTGAGTAAGATAGACATTGATGAAGTACAAAGACTGCCTCCAATACAGAGAAAGTCCTATGATACTTTACAGGCAGAGGTAGGAGAGCTTAGGGGCACTCATTCCTTTCTTAAAAAAGAAATAGACAAACTCGAGGCTACTCCAGATGTATGCTCCTCTTGTGGGCAAAAGATTCCAAAAGACTCTTTTACAGATTTGTTGACTGCTCATGCAAAAAACATGGTAGACACAAAGCAGAAGCTGAATTCAGCTACTCAACTAGTACAAGAGATAAAAGCAAACAACGAAGAGGTAGATAGAAGAGAAAAGCTAGAGTCAGAGTGGAGAGAGTTGTATAGAAGCGTAGATAGCTCTCTTCCTTCGGAAATAATAGAGAAAGAAGATTTAATAGAACAAATCTCAGAAGTTTCCCTAAGAATAGAGAAAGCTAAAGAGAGAATAAAGGAGATTACGAAAGAAAATGAAAAACGTACTCTCTCTAATAATCGCATATCTATTATTCAAGCTCAACGAGATTCTTTTCTTGAAAAACTGAATAATGCAGGAGAGAGGTTATCTGAAGTAGAAACCTTAAACTCTAACTTGGAAGTGCTGAAGAAAGCCTTCAGTACGAATGGATTAATTGCATACAAGATAGAAAATCTTGTAAAGGAATTAGAAGAGCTAACAAACACATATCTAGCAGAGTTATCTGATGGTAGATTTACGCTACAATTTATTGTAGTAAATGATAAACTAAACGTACAAGTAACAGACAATGAAAATATAGTGGATATACTTGCTCTCTCTTCAGGAGAGTTAGCAAGAGTTAATACTGCTACACTACTTGCAATTAGAAAGCTAATGAGTAGTATTTCTAAGTCTCGACTGAATGTCCTGTTCTTAGACGAAGTTACTAACGTGCTAGACGACGCAGGAAGAGAAAAGCTAGTAGAAGTTCTTCTAAAAGAAGAGTTGAATACTTATGTAGTTTCTCACGGCTGGATTCACCCACTACTCGAAAAGGTTGAAGTAGTGAAAGATGGAAACGTGAGTTCCTTAGATAGATAAAATGGTAGATTCAAGAGCAAAAGGAGCTAGAGGAGAGTACCTCGTTAGAGATATGCTCAGAGAGCATTCTGACTTACAGTTTGAACGAGTACCTAATTCTGGTGCCCTAGAGTATCTAAAAGGAGATTTATATGTTCCTCATGAAAAGAACATCTTCTGTATAGAAGTAAAAAATTATGCAGAATCTCCCTTGTCGGATAGGATATTTACTCAGAAAAAGACAAATAACTTAATAAAATGGTGGAAAAAGTTAATTATACAAGCAGAAGGCGGAGGTCAAGTACCTCTTCTATTTTTCAAGTATAATCGCTCACCAGTTTATGTGGTTACTGGTATAGGCCCAGACGTTACGGAAGAGTATTTGTATATTCGATTTCTTAGATGTTACGTTCTACTAGCAGAAGAATGGCTTGAAAAAGAAAAGCCGAGGTTTTTACAATAAATGGCATTTAGTTTTAACGACAAACTAGAAAATGAAGGTGGGGGAACTCTAATTGTAGACTCCCTCAATCTTGCATTCAGGTGGAAGCATAGGGGAGATACAGACTTTAGGTATAAGTATCAACAAACTGTACAGTCATTGGCCAAGTCCTATAACTGTGACAGGATAATTATAACTGCGGATCTGGGAGCATCTAGCTTCCGAAGAGACATTGATGAGGAGTATAAGCAAAACCGAGCAGAAAAAATTGCAAAACAGACTGAAAAAGAGAAAATGGACTTCGAAGAGTTTATTTCGGAGTACGAAGAAACGCTTTCCCTATTACAGTCCGACTATAGAATCCTTAGATTTCGAGGTGTTGAGGCAGATGACATTGCAGCACATCTAGTAAAACACCGAGATAAGTACGACTTAGGGACTATATGGCTGGTTTCAAGCGATAGGGATTGGGACTTGTTGATCCAAGAAGGAGTAAGTAGATTTTCTTACGTTACTCGTAAGGAGACTACTATAGATACTTGGAAAGACCAGTACGATGTACCTCAAGAAGAGTACATTTCTCTCAAGTGCCTCACTGGGGACTCAGGAGACAATGTTGCAGGAATCCCAGGCATCGGCCCTAAGAGGGCAAGCAGCCTAATAAGAGATTATGGGAGTGCATTTGAGATTTATGATGCCGTTCCTATAAGCAGTAAGTACAAATATATTCAGAGCTTGAATGAGAACGCGGAAAGAATTCTGGTAAACTATCAGCTCATGGATTTAATTACATATTGTGACGATGCAATAGGGGCAGACAATGTATCTGCTATACAGGAGATAATGGGTGTTGCAGCTTAACTATGCTAGGGATAAGTACCTGTCCGAATTTAGTTTTAAGACTTTAGAGGATAGGTATCTTCTTGCAGGAGAAAAGTCTCCTCAAGAGGCATTTGGTCGGGCAGCCATGGCTTTCGCAGACGATGATGAGCATGCACAACGCTTGTATGATTATGCAAGTAAGTTGTGGTTTATGTTCTCTACGCCAGTTCTTTCAAATGGAGGCACGACACGAGGTCTGCCCATCAGTTGTTTTTTGAACTATGTAGATGACAGCAGAGTCGGAATCACCAATCACTACACTGAAAATGCGTTTCTTTCCTCTGTAGGAGGAGGCGTAGGTGGGTGTTGGAGCGGGGTCCGGAGTGTAGGCTCGACAACGAGCAATGGCTCCGAAAGCACGGGAGTAATTCCGTTTCTAAAAGTAGTAGATGCAGAAATGCTTGCATTCTCTCAAGGAGTAACGCGTCGAGGAAGCTATGCGGCTTATCTCGATATCTCTCACCCGGAAATTGAAGAGTTTCTGGACATAAGAAAACCAACGGGAGGTGATATAAACCGTAAGTCTACGAACTTACACCACGGAGTAGTAATTTCTGATGATTTCATGCAAATTATTGAAAATGCTACTCGAATTGAAGGGTATGACGATTCATGGGACTTAATTGATCCCAATACGAATGAAACAAAGAAAACTGTATCTGCAAAAACACTTTGGGTAAAACTTATCCAAAATCGTGTGGAAACAGGTGAGCCTTACATTATGTTTAAGGACACGGTTGATGAAGCTCTTCCTGACTTTCAAAGAAGGAAAGGACTGAATGTAAATCAATCAAATCTTTGTTCTGAGATTACTCTTCCTACGGACGAGGACAGAACAGCAGTATGTTGTCTTTCAAGTGTAAATTTGGAAGAATATGATGAGTGGAAGGATAATGAAAAGTTCATTCCTGACCTTGTTTGCATGCTGGATAATGTTCTTACTTATTTCATTGATAACGCTCCTTCACAGCTCGAAAAAGCCAAGTATAGTGCTATGAGCGAAAGGAGTATTGGTTTGGGGGCAATGGGGTTTCATGCTTACTTACAAAGACATAGTATTCCGTTCGAAAGCCCTATGGCAAAAAGCACAAACCTATCCATGTTTAGAGATATTAAAGGAGGTGCGCGTAGAGCGACTGAAAATCTGGCTTTCGAACGAGGGGCTTGTCCCGATGACGATACTGGTAGAGTCCGCAATGCTCATTTGCTGGCTATCGCTCCTAACGCCAGTTCTAGTATTATTTGTGGTAATACTTCTCCCAGTATTGAGCCTTATAGGGCTAATGCATTTACGCAAAAAACTAAGTCAGGCAGTAGCTTGCTCAAAAATGAGTATCTTGAAGCGATACTACAAGACGTAGGCGAAGATAATGAAGAGGTTTGGAAGAGCATTATTACGAATAATGGCTCAGTACAACACTTGGATTTTCTTGACGATTGGACAAAAGATGTATTCAAAACCGCTGTAGAGATTGACCAGCGTTGGGTAATTGAAATGGCTGCTGATAGACAGGAATATATCTGTCAAAGTCAGTCATTGAATATCTTTTTTCCAGCAAACGTTTCAAAGCAGGAGCTACATGCCACTCATATGATGGCGTGGAAGCGTGGAGTAAAGACTTTGTACTATCTGAGAAGCGAAGCGTATAAACGCGCTGAGAATGTATCAGATGAAGTGCTTCGTCAACGTATTTTTGAAAGCATGGATGAGGAGAGCTGTTTAGCTTGCGAAGGGTAGAGAATGAGTTTATTAGAAGAAAGAGAGTACTATAAGCCCTTTAACTATCCTTGGGCTTTTGAGCACTATAAGTCTCAACAACATATGCATTGGTTGCCTGATGAAGTCAATCTTGCAGATGATTTGAGGGACTACAGAGAAAGACTGACTGAAGAAAACAAGAATCTTATTTCTAGTATTTTTCGGTTTTTTACGCAAGCGGATGTGGATGTGTGTTGTGGTTATGCAAAACACTATCTGCCTACGTTTAAGCAACCAGAGATACGGATGATGCTTTCTGCTTTTGCAGCAATGGAAGCTGTGCATCAAGAAGCGTATTCACTTCTTCTCGAAACCATTGGGTGTAGGGATGATGAATATCAGCGCTTTTTTGAACACAAAGCCATGTTGGATAAGCATGAGTATCTAAGTGACTTTGGTATGGATACTCCACTAGATATTGCGAAAACACTTGCAGTGTATAGTGGTTTTACTGAGGGGGTTCAGCTTTTTAGTAGTTTTGCTATTCTGCTGAACTTTCCTCGCCATAACCTAATGAAAGGGATGGGACAGATAGTTACATGGTCGATTCGAGATGAAACGCTTCATGTGGAAGGAATGTCCCAGCTCTTTCGAACGTTTATCAAAGAAAATCCAGACCTATGGACAGATGATTTAAAGTATGAAATCTATTGTGCGGCCGAAAGGACTGTAGAACTAGAGGATTCCTTTATTGACCTCTGCTTTGAAGACGCAGAAGTTCCAGAACTTACTCCAGAAGAAGTAAAGCAGTATATTCGCTATATTGCGGATAGGCGTCTTTTGGGTTTGGGAATGAAGAAGATTTTTGGAAGTGAAGAAAATCCTCTTAGCTGGCTTGACTATATGTTGAACGCAGTGGAACACACCAACTTTTTTGAGAATAGAGCAACTGAGTATGCTCGAGCAAGTACAACCGGTAACTGGAAGGACATTTTTAAATGAATCTAGAACTAACTATTGAAGAAGCGAATCTTGTACTCGCAGGCTTGCTGGAACTCCCAGCGAAAATGAGCATGCAGTTGATTCAGAAAATCCAACAACAGGCGCGTGAACAACATGCCGAAGTTGAAGAACCTGAAGAAGAGACACCACAGGAGACGCATTAAAAGTTAAGGGGGCTTCGGCCCCCTTTTTTTATGTTACCAAGGTTTACCAGAAGCCAGGGCGGGACTGGTCAACTCAGACAGATCGGCTCTTACTCCTGCCTCAACTTCATCTTTCTCTATTTTTGACCATGTCCAGTCTAGGCATTTTGCTTCAGTCAAATCGCTGTAAGCGACGAAAGCATCGTCATTGGATTTGATGTCATCAAGATTTACAGCGCCAATATTGTCCGTTGCATAACGCCTATCAGAGACTTCCTCCCACGCACGACATCTCCAATGAGATCGGGTAACAATCCGGTCTGAGTCGTTTAGGTATTCAAGGGTCTCAATCGACCATTCAATTGTTGCAGCCATCTATTTATCCTCCAGTTCTTTGATGCGCTCTGTGAGTGCTTCGATTTGTGTTTGTTGCTCTTTCATCGCTTCAGTCAATAGAGCGACCATGTTTGTGTAATTTACGGCGAGCATTTCGACGCTTTCGCCGTCCTGAATAGAGCCATCGTTCTTTGCGGATTCGTTATCATCCTCTGGCTCAACTACAACCCTCTCCGTTAGCCACGATGGCGCGTCCGCTTGAATGTCTTGAGCCACGAATCCAATGTGTTTCGTGTCACTGTCGATTAACGTGTAGTTGACGCCCTTTAAGCTTAGTACAGCATCAAGTGCGCCTGATATTGGAGTGATGTCTTTTTTGAGGCGACGGTCACTGTTGTAGCTCAGGCTTCCGTTAATCCTAAAGCCATCAGACTGGGTTCTAGCTTTCCAATCCCCGTTGTAATAGAGGTAGGTGTACGCATCGGGATCAGCCCAGAACAAGGTCTGGGATGTACCCCCGTTGT